GAGCGGATAGAAATTTTCCAGAATAGAGCAGCCGTTAAAATACTTCTGAACATCAACACGACCAGATATTAACTCGGAAAGTTCTCCGGAGGTGAAATTTGTCTGAATTGGAGCTGCTTTCGGCATCAGGCATACCTCGACTGTTCCCAGGCGTCATATTCGTCGTCCTGCCTTTGGGATCTTCCGACCTGCGCATCGATCGATTTCGCCTCAGGCAGCTTGATTTCTTGATAGATCGCCAGCTTCGTCTCTGCCAGGGTTGTTGATCCCGTAACCGTATAAGCCAGTTCAGCTTCAAGCCGGGCGGAAATCGCCAATCTAAGACCCTGCGAAAAAAGAGTGGTGTCTTTACAGTCGTAGATATACTCCATTTTCAGCGTACCGTGATCGGTGTAAATCTTATCCCCTTTCTGCTCCCAAAGCCGCTCATTCCCGACATCCTGATCGCTTTTTACAGGGCGCAGACAGTCGGTCGGCAGTTGAAATATGTAACTCCACTCAAACTCCGGAGTTGAGGAGAGGAGATTTAATTCGGCCTGTTTGGTGCATCCGTTCCACGGGTGGGCCTCCAGGACCATGCGGCGGACTTGGTCATAAAGGACTTTGCATCGGCGGGCATTTTCGTTATTATCATCGAGGGATACGATCGTGGGTTTCCCAAGCTGAACCAGAGCAGCGTTACACATAGCCACAACGCTGGTGCTGCTTTCCGATCCCGGAATACTCGGATCTCCGGTCACGATCTCATAATAATTTTCCCGCTTGCTCGTGATCGTCGTATCATTGACCTTGAGGACGATACGGTCACCGACCGCGAGACTGTCGGATGAGGGGTCGTAAGAAACGGACCATATCTCATCAACGACAAATGTCATGTTCCCGCTGGCCAGAACCGTCCCGGAGGTATCATAGATATTGTAGGTGACGGTATCCCCGGAAGATGATCCGGGGATCGTAATAAGAAGGGTTGAAGCGGAATCTTTCTTCAGGTAATCCATTATCTCCCCCTTGAGCGCTTGACTCTCGTTAAGATACCGCTTAAAGATTCCTCGCCGTCGACTGTACCGTCGGAAATGCTCAAAGCATCGAGGATGTCGGTCCGCTGTGCGGCCGTAAAATCGGCCACGGAAGCTGTCCCAATCCGCGGTAGCCGATTTGCTCACCATATAGGCGATAATCGAATTGTCGGTCACATCCGTCCCCGCGACCGAAGCGGAAAGCAGATGATCAAGCCCAATATCGGAGAGCGCCGTATCGACTTGGGTGTTCACTTCCGCAGTCGACACGTCATTCAGGGCAGCGATCAGCCCCGGCACATCGTCGGTCTGCAATTCATTGGTGTCGGTAAGGATGGAGTCGATCTCCGCATCCTTCGTGCCGGCGGTAAGCGTCCGAGTTGAATCATCCCAGGGATTCAAGTCCTGATAAGAGACGACCTCGCTCTGATGGTCCCCATAAGTGGCGTCGGCGTTGTCCACCAGGAAAACGTACTGCTCCGCGGAAGTCTCCCCTGCCGGAGGATTAAATGTATAGTGGTAGAACCCCTCCGTGCTGTCCTCGGTCAAATTTGTTGACTTGCTGGTCCATGCGGACGTCTTAAACGAGCTGTCGTTAAAATCAAACCACGCCCCGTCGCTCACCCTTTGAATTTTCAACGTGACTGTCTGACTTCCAACATGATCCCCACTGCTATCAATCACATGGTAAACGACTTTATGATCATCCTGAATGTTCCGGACAAGCGCATGGGAGTTTGCAGCCAGCCCTATGATGATCAACAGCGATAATAAAATTCTTCTGATCATTGCCGCCTCCTTAAAATTATGATTGTCTTGGAACGCATTTTCTTGCTCACCCTTGATTTTTCCTGTGTTGTGGTGTATATTTGGTGTATGAAAATATCCGAATTTAAAAAAAGATATTCTAAGGATTCCTACACATCCGAACTGGCTCAACAGATTCTTGACGACCACATTCCAAGAGAAGAACAGGTTGCTGACCGGAAGTTAACCGAAAATGAAATTGACCTGTTCCTCGACCTTTGGGAGCTTGATCTTGTAAAAGCGTCATAGAGGTAACCCTCCTCCAAACATTACAGGGGGGCCGTCTGCGGATTCTGTTATTCCAGACCCGGTTAAGTCGTTACCATTTCCCGACAGGTCGACGGCGGTAGAACCAATCCAAAGAGGCCATCCCGCCATAAGTTCAATGGACATCGGCTTGTATCTCATTTCCTGCATTATCACATTGCCGGGGATGAAATCCAGCATTTGTAAGTGTGCCATTTTCCCGTCGTATTCATTTGCGTTGCTAGCGTTTTCCCCGACAAAAATATTCGGGTTGGCCGCTGCGCTATTATCTGTATAGGATGCGTCTGAGTACTGTTGTGTGCCTTCAAAATAAATAAATATATTGTTGTTAGACTGCTCGAACTGAAAACAATACCACTCCCATACCCCTGTTGACGCACCCGCGCTAACGGCCCCGCTATTACCGCCTGACGTATAGAGGATTGTCTCATCGCCACCCACCCCCGTATCATCACCAACAGCAGCACCCCAACCATCTCCTGATTTGTCTAAAAGAAATATATTGTTCGAAAATGCTGTCGGGGTAGAAAAACTTTCCACATTGAGATAAACGCACCCCGTGTGATCTGTAACATCATCGGTCATGTCCAGTGCTGAAGATGCTGAAGATAAGGAGTAGTTATCAGACCCGTCGCCCCGTTCAAAATCAGCACTCGCCGCACCAAAACAAACCGTCGGGATAAAAAGAAACAGCAAGACTAATGTGAAAACCCGCTTACTCATCAATCAGCCCTCCGTCAATCTTGGCGTCTATGGCATCAAGTAGGTCTTGCAGAGAAAGCTGTTGCTTATTGTCCCACTGACGGTTGCGGTTAAACTCATCAAACACCAGAGAAAGAAATACTTTAAATTCCGGATTGTCTCTAAAAAATTGTTTAATTCTTTCCCTGCGGGCGACCTTGCGAGCATCGGCCTCCGCTTGGTCTAGTGCGTCCTTCTCGGCCTGTGTCATCTCTTTCGGCCCGTTGTCCCACTTTATATATTTCCTCGGCACGCCATCAAGGGACTGCTTTAGAGAGTGAAACTCCGCATCGGAGTAATACTGGCAGTTCGGCTGGGTGCTGTAGAATCCGTGGTCAGCATCCCACTCAAAGCTGGTGATATTCCCGGCCCCGTCGTGGCAGACCCCGGCCCCGGCGTAAGCGTTATTACAAGTTAAGGCAAAAATTAGAAATAAAAAAATTCTTATTGTCAGTTTCATATGTACCCCTTTACGCTCTCGGTATTTGGATGATAAAAACTATTACCTCAGCATCACCGCTAAGAGTGTCGCTCACATTGTCCGCATCCCGGCAGACTTGTCCGTTGACGGTCTCCTCAGCAGTCCAGCCAAGATTAGATAAAGTTTCCGTCCACTCGGTCTCGGTCACTTGATCGACGGTTCCTTGTACAGCGTCGGCGGCTGAGGCATCCGTCGTAAGAGCCGCATCCCAACTTTCACCCTCGTTGACCTCATGCCAGCGGAAGTCCCAAATAACATTACCACTGGTGGCAGACTGTGAGTACCACGCAACCCTGAAAGTCGCTGTCCCGGAAGTGTCCACATCATCCGGCACCTCAAAAGAGGCTGTCCGGCACTCATCGGTGGAGTCGTTAAAAGATACGGTCAGAAGGTCGATGTTAGTCCCTGCGTCCTTAGTGATGGGCGGGATGGAATCTCCGGCCTCTAGGGGTAGCAGGGCTGATGCGGGCCAGACGAACGACTTAACTGAATTGGTGTCGCTCCCACTCCCACCGTCTCCAATCGCCTCATAAGCACTCCCGTTGCTTCGACAGATGACAACACTTGAGCCGCTACCTGTCGTACAGTCATCGGCGGCATTTCCATCCGTAACAATAAATATCTTACCTGTGTTGGATGCGGCGGCAGGAAGAGAGCTAACTGTGCTTTCTGGGCCCCTAAATTCCCCGCTGGAAAAGTTGTGATACCCTGTCCATGAAGGACTGATAGAAAGGTCGATCTCGCTTGTCCCTATGGTATCGGCATCCCGTGTCCATGCGGTTCCCGAGTAAGAGAAGTCGGTGAAAGTCCCCCAATCCTGCTCGCCTGCCGTGTCGTCCCACGTATAGAGACGGTCTGCGTTGGGGTCTGCCGGAAAAACAGCATCCCCGCCCCCGACGTCGTGTTCGGGGGCGTGGGCGTCGTCACGGAAAATCATCCCGGCATGAGCCGTCCCCGCCAAAATTGTCATCACCACCGCCAGCGCGGTGAGAAAAGAAAAAATTTTGTTCATCATAGATTGCTCCTTAAAAGGGCGGGGGAGAGGAGGCAGGTCTCCCCTCCCCCTTTTGGGCGGCGCGGCTGCACGGAAATTACGCGTGAGCGTAAATGATCAAAACCTTCAAGGTCCCGGTTCCGGACCCACCTTCCAACGTAGCGATGATCTGATCATCGCCATCGTTGGTTCCGACCTCGTAGTTTTTCCCCGCGATGTTATCGCAGAAAACCTGACCGGCGCTCGATGTATCGATGGCCGTATCGTACCGGTCATCGTCATCGGTATCCCCGATGTCAAGGGTTGTGCTTCCCCCCAGGGCATCGTGGGTGACGATGATCTGATGAATACGGGCACCTTTTGGCAACTTGTTACCCAGCTGGATAACGTCATTGATTGAAAGGCCACTCAGCTCATATTCATCGTACTGGACTTGAAGGACGCTTCCGTCCTGCCCGGGTTCGACGATGTTTGATCCTATGGCATCGTCGTACTTTGTCCGGTTGACCCCTTTGACCGTGGCCCCTTTAAGGGTTTGGCCGAGGATCGCGTAAAGTGATCTAAACATGATATAATCCTCCTCTTACGTTTTTATTATGAGCCTGAAACAAGAAATTACTCGTTACAGGCGATTTCGACGACCTTTTCTTCCTCCAGACGGGTCGCCCCGATGTGCATTCTGAAATACACCTGTTTGGCGTAGTTCAGGTCGGGCCGTTCGTCGATCCGGGCAACGACTTCCTGGCTAATCGCCAGTCCCAGCCCTGTTTTGGTAAACAGGAGGCACTGCCGGTCTCCATTGGAGTCGGTCCCGAGACGCTCGGAACGGATGACTTTGCACCCGAGGTAAGTGTCGACTTCCCCGCGAACAAGCGACTTGACGCTGTTGTAGTCGGAACTTTTGATCTCCGTGGAGTTCAAAAGGTTCGTCAACTGTTTCGCGGAAATAACGAGGTACTTTTCTTCCTCCTCATCGACATCGTTTCCGTGGAGGATTTCCAGAGCGGACAACCATTTTCCAATGGTCAGCCCGGCCCCGCCATGGGCAACCTTCTGGCTGCTCGGCAAAGAAACGGCCGTAGTCCCGGTCTTCCCGGTGTAGGCCGTTCCGGTGGCCGCGGCGATGATCCGATCGTCGATTTTCCGGCCCATGGCCGCCGTCCCGATCATCACATAGGACGAGGTCGGATCCACGATCATCTTGACCTTGTCGTTCGGGTCGAGCACGGGATTGACCACCGAACCGATCAGAGAAACACGGCGCCGGGCGTGGCTGGGCTCGTGCACCGGGGTCTTCTGATAGCGGCTGGTGATGTCCACCGCATCCATCGAGTCGACCTGGTCCATGAAACATTCCTCGCCACGGGCATCTGTTTTTAGCATGACCGTATTGCGAAGGCGGGACTTCTTCTGCTGCGCTTTCAGGGAGACAATGTCGGCATACTGCTTGGCGTACAGCGTTTCCGGGGAGTCACCCTTGAAAGATTGGCCCAAAAGGGCGTAGATTGAGTGCATTTTCGTAAACATCTTCTCCTCCTGGTTAAGATTATCCTTGCTGTGTTGCGATCTCGGAGTATCTGTTTCCAGGTCCTCAATCTTTTTCGGGCCTCTTTCGAGGGTGTCCGTAAACCTGTCTCAGTGCCGGGCCGTCAGGCGGGTATCCGGATTTAAGACTTATTTATTGCCGGCGGACTCCATTTCATAGAGATTCGTCATATAATCAACGGCCTCTTTGTGTCCGGCGGCTTCACTGTTGTGATACGGATGCTTCTCATCGTTCAGGATTTTGTTGATCTCTGAGCGGGCCTCTTTCGGTGAAAGCCGGCCTGTTCCCGCGGACTCGCCGATAATTCCGTCCTCGGAAAGTTTTTCCCCGAGCTTGACGAACAGCTTGACCGCCGCGGGATCGTTCAGGATTTTCGTTGATATCTCCGAATCGTTGGGAGCAAACGTATCGATCACTTTCTGTGCGGATTCCTTTTTCTCCGGCCAAGCGGCACCATACTCTGTGGCCATCTCGGACTCGATGTCCTTCGCCTGTTTCTCGGCCTGGCCTTGCAATTCGGCAAACTGCTTGGCATTGGACTCAACCACCTCTTTGTAAAGACCTTCGGCCTGCCATGGCGCCAGCTTGTATTTATGTGCGAGCTGCCGGTACTGCTCTTCTTGTGTCTTGTCCGGGTCCATCCCCTCCGGCCGCTTGACATCAGGGAACTGGTAATCCTCGGGTTTCTCAGGAACCCCTAGCGATTTGGCGAGGTTTTCCCACCCTTCCTTGTCTTCGGCATCCTTCGGCGGACGGATCAACGAAGCCTGGTCGCCCAGTTTGGAAAGCAAGCTGGTATGCGCTTTCCAGAGATCGGCCGGGGTTTCATACTTCTTCAGATTCGGGTTGTTGTCCGGATCCGAATCAATCTGTTTCTTCCAGTCTTGAGAGGATGCCTCAAGATTTTGAATTTTTTCATTGGCCGATTGTAGCTGCTGTTGTAATTCTTCAACATTCGGCTCATTTCCGCCGCCTTCTCCACCGCCTTCGCCTTCACCTTTCAGCGTACGGGCCAAAACTGCAAAGCATGGGCTCACGGTATCCTCATAAGGGCGTAAGGTGTCCATATTCTTAAACTCCTTCCTCGGTATCGATCTCGTTTTCGAGCTGTTTGATTAATTCGTCCTCTTTGAGAGGTTTCGCGGACGACATGGTCTTAATATGACAGACGACCGCCCGCAGTCCGTCCCGATGGATTGTGACCCAGGGCTGGTTTGCCTCGCCTTTGTCAAAAGCGGGTTCCCTGAAAAAACACAATTTCTCGAGATCTTCGAGCATCAGTTTTGCTTCGGCATCACCTCCTCCGAACTTTTTACGGTACGCTGCCCGCAATTCGTTTTCCTTCTGGATAGCTTTCCTACGTTCTTCGATCTGTCTGGTGCGTTCGTCCATTATTGTCGTGCCCCCGCCATTGCTTTTTCGGCCGCTCCGATATCTTTGGCGGCACTCGCCGCCTCTTTTAGAGCGGCGATCTGTCGCGCTTGATCTTCCAGCTGTCTCCGGACAGCCCGGAACTGGTCAAGAGTCTTTTGGTCGGTCACCAGGTCAGGGTCAACGCCCTCGTACTCGGCCAGACGGTCGGCCACACGGTCAACCTGAACCAGATCAACGACCTGTGGGGTGATCTCGGCCATTTCTTTAATGTATGACAGCCAACGGGTCACAGACCCTATCTTTAGTGCCCGCTGGGCTTTGGCCAAAGGCGATATATATGTGATCTTGTAATCCCTGCCATCGATGGCTTCCGGCGGAGGCGGGATACGGCCGCGACGGATCAGAATATTCACTGTCCGGCTGATAAGCGGATTCAAAAGTTCCGACTGAATCCGGCCCAAGACGGGGCCTAAGAGAAGCATACGCTCTGAAAGACGTTCCTGAAGTTCAGGAATAGTCATATCTTTGTTGTTGTTCAACAGCATCATAAACAAATCCATGAAAAACCCTTCCCGGATCATGTTGCGGTAGTCCTCCTGCACGACCCGGCCGGAATTGATGTCTCCATTGACTCCAAGCTCTTGAATCTTGTCATCGGACTTTCCCCGTAACCGGTAGTTAATGGCCCCATCCCCCGTGCGCAGTGGGAGAACATACCCGTCATGCGGCAGGACCAGTGCCGGATTGACCCTTTTCCGGGCACCTTTAACGATCGCTTTACCCATTTCCTGCAGCATCTTGATATTCGGCAGCTGGGTCATCGCATTTGAGTATCCGTATAGGTCGCCCGTATTTTTGGCATAACGAGGCACGAAATGCGGAAACTCGTGATACCCGGATTCATGGACTTTTCGTTTATCGTCAACAGACACATGAATTGACGAAAAAGGCAGGTTCTCGGAGTCGTCCTTGTTCATGTCCCGGCTGTACCGCGGCTCGATCGCGTGGATATACCAGACTCGCTTATTAAAATCGCCCTTATCAAACGCATCGACGGCTGTTTTCCCTGCTTTGTTTCCCCAACGTTCATAGGCCTGTTTCGCGGTGATCCTGTATTTACGGTAGACGGTATCAACCCGGCCGTGCTTATCCTCAGCAATACAGATTTCGTCCATTGAGTTGGCATAAAATCTGACATCGGAGACAGGGTCTTCCTCTTCGTAGAGGTCAGCCGTCCCGATAACCCCCAGGTCCTGGTAAACCTCATGAATCTCTTGATTGAAATTTGACTCATTCAGAGCGTCAAACGTCTCCTCCTCCGCGATCTGCAGCCACACCTTGACCTCTTTGATCTCCCGGAATGCCCTCTCTCTCATTCCCAACTCAAACCACCTGCTGGCCGGATTTGTGAAATACCCCTGCATCCCTGCGGCAAACACCTGCGGACCGAGGATTTGGATGGAATCGTAGAGGTCTCCTGGGAGTTTTGAACCAGGCGTTCTCTTACCGAAAAAGTTTTCCTTGTGCGGTATGCAGTAATACGTCACATCGGACCAATGCGTCTCCCAATGCGATCGATCGGAGTGCATCTTGTCCCATGCGTCCATAATCTGTCTGGCATTTTTGCGCTTAACTTCCGGCATTATTGAGCTCCTTAATAAAATCTCGTTCCAGCGGCTTATACCCGCATTTCCGGTAAAAAGAAGATAACCGTTCAATAGTTGAACATTCCATGGCTTTCATGCAAATTTTTGTGATCCCGATTTTCCTGCAGTAATCCTCGACCATTCTGAGCAGCTTGACCCCCTCGGCCAGGCCGCGGTACTCCGGCTTGACGTACCAGATCGACTCAATAAAAATACGCTGATTGTAGTCGGTGAACGACGGCGCTACGGCCCCGCCGATGCAACCGGCAATTTCTCCGTCCTTTTCCACAACCAGGCCCACGTGATGCTCGATATACATAGATATCGTATTCTCAACCGACTTAACGTCAAATCCCATCCCGAATGGTTTCAGGGTCTCCTTATGAAACTCCCGGATCAATGGGATCAGTTGGGCTATATCGGCCTTTTCGGCTTTGCGAATGTTCATTTGCGTTTGTTCCTCAAAACTGATTTTTTCTTTCTGTACGCCTTGTTCCGCAACCCGGCGGATATATGAGCATTGCGTTTGCTCGATGCCCGGCCGACAACCTTACCTGTGGAGTTCTCAACAATATTTTTCCCCTCAACGTTCACAGGCATATTATGCCCCCAGCTTGCTTTTCAGTCCCGGCTTTGATGTCTCCGGCTCATTTAAGAGCCCCCTGGGCCCAGTCAAAACGGTTTTTGTGCGGGCCCTGCGTTTCTTGAGCGCCTCCTCGTTGGCCTTTTCTTCGGCCTTGTTCTGCAGAGATTCAGCCGTTTCTGTTGGGGCCGGGGACGGGGTTGGGCTGGACTTTCCCTTGTTTTTTAAGGAGCCGGCAACGCTTGCCCCAACCAAACCCAACCCTGTAGTCGCCAAAATACCTGTACCAAGCGCGGCGGCCTTACTTGCCCCTAACGCCAACCCGATCGAGGTAAAAAATCCCCCTTTGTTTGTCTTACCCATAACTGCGTAAACTGATTTCATAGTGCCCTCCTCTTAAAATTCGGATTGGCGCGGTAATGCTTGAGGCGCATATTTTCTCTGTGCGACTTGATTTTGAGGCGGCTCCATCCCCGGAACTATCGGTTTTTTCGGCATCCCCTGGGCCGTATACATGCTTGACAGGCGCACCGGCGGCTCTGCGATCTGCGTCTGCATAGCCAGGGCGTCGACCAAATCAATTCTTAGAGACTTGATCTCGTGATTCGTCACCCCGTCCAGTTCGGACTCCATTTCCGCGACCCATGGATCCGGCGGATCGCTCGGGAACAAAATCGTCTTGGCCTTAAACCGGGGAGCTAACATCTTAATGCGCTCCAGCTTTGATCCAATTTTGGCATGCTCCAGAGGCACGATCTCAAACCAAATGTTTCGGCGGCGCATCTCAACGTCAATAAACGGCTCGATAACGTCACGGTACATGCCCCGCTCAATCCCCGCACTGATCGGTCGCCACGTCTGCACGACCTCAAACATTTTGTCGATCATCTCAACTGAGTCCCAGAAACCGTACTGCACGTCTAGGATATACCAGCGGTTTTCCGGGTCTACGGCATTAACCACGATCGCCCGGTAACAGGACGATCTGTCCTTACTGGCCGCCGGGTCGAGCGTGACAAATATTGATGATTGAGCGGCGATGTTATGACGATTGCCAGCCGTGTAGTACGCCCGCCATGCCTTTTTAAAAACCTTGGTTTCCTCATCGGTGGCCAGACACATTTTTTCCCTCAGCCAAATATCCAGCTTGCCCATCGACCGGTAAGATTCGCGCTCTTTGATGATCTCCTCTCGTTTAGTCCGCGCGGGCCACAGCGGGACTTCCCGCGCACTCATCACCGGGACGCGACGGAAATTAAACCCCAGCTCTTTAGAGTGTTTACGGACCTGCTCAATAATGCACTTCTCACCCATATTGTTCCCTATCAGGAATATGCGGCATGATTTCGACAAAAATTTGACGTCAGAAAGAAACCAGTCCCAGTCATGCGCCAGTACTGTCTCACTGCGAGCGTCCTCGTCGTCCTGCGGGTCGTCGATAATAACAACGTCCGGGCGACGGTCGAGGTTAGAGAGGCCACGTATCGAGGCCCCCTTGCCGTAGGCCTCAATGCGGACGTTAACAATATTCCCGTCGGCATCCTTAACGTCGACGGAAAAAACCTTGCTTGACTGCGCTCGCACATCCTGCATTGAGGCGTTGATAACAGGATTGGACAGATACTCCTGCTCGATCTCCAGCAGTTTTGTTTCGGCCAGCCTCTGGTTGGCCTTGACGATAACAATATATGATCGATCCCGCCGGGGGAACGTCAGGCAATACAGGGGGTAGGACCGGAGCACGTATTGCCCCTTGGCGGACTCCCGGTATCCCTCAATCGCCTCGTTATCCGTCCCGTGCAGGAGCAGGTATGACCAAAAAAAATGGAAATTAGCGGGCGGGCTCTCGTCGTCGGGGTCGTTGAGTAACGCAATAGTCCTGTACTCGACCAGTGACCGGCGCATCTTGCGATACATATCAACTGTCTCGTCGAGAGATACGTTTGCGTCAACCATTTTTACCCTCCCCCGACGAGCGTTTGATCGCGTCCTCTAAAAATAACTTGGTGTCGCCCTTGACATCGATTTTTTGGGCGGGTCTACCCTCGAGCCGGTCAAATATCTCTGTGATGGATTTGTCGTTACCGTCGAGAGCCTTGCGGAGCAGGCGTTTGGATACCAATAGATATCCAGGGGCGGATATCCTCTCGCCGGTCACGGGGTCGGTTGTCTCGACCTCTAACTCCATCAGCTCACGGAGTATCGTCGATATATTTTTTGACCCGGGAGGACGCCCCTTAGGGTTCCCGGACTGTCCGGGTTTCCACTGATATTTTTTTGGTGGTTTTGCGGGCATAAAAAAAAGGGCAGCTCATAAAATCTCACGATCTTAAAACTGCCTCACAATTTTAGATTAACCGGCGGAGATAGTGATCCCCGAATTTGTCATTTAGATTTTAGACATAAAAAATGTTTTTTGTCAAAATATTTTCGTAATTTTTTAAAATCTGCGTATATAAACAGGATTGATTTTTTAATCCTCGTCGACGTCGCATCCTACGCGGGGGCGTGGATTTAAACAACGGTTTTTTTGTTGACAAATCCCCACACCGGGGAGCGGGCGGTAAACAAAAATAACCCCGGCTGGTCAAACCGGGGTCGTTTTTTTGCCTTCCTAATACCAGATCCTCACCATTTAATTTTAACCATGATTCCCCGGACCGTGCGTGATATCCAGGGAGTGATTGACCAATTCCGTCGCCGGCGGATCACAAACCGATCGTTCAATGCACGTATAATATTTCGTGCCTCCTCAGCGTTACCCGAATGATGGGTGCTCATGGTCTCCATGATATCAAGTTCCAAATTCTTACGCCTAGCCTTGCTTTCTGGATCAAGACCTCTCTTGTACCGGCCGATTCTAGGCCGTTCTGGAATGTCCTTTGTCCGCTTCCTCCGGGCGTTTAAAGCTCTGTTTTTCGATTTCGGCATGACATCCCCCTTTTTAAACACTGTTTTTGGCCTGTAGATTAGTCTATGCGGCCTTTAAATGCGCATAGCCACCGTTGGTACCAGGATTTCTCAGAAAATCGCTTGAGGACGGTCTGAGCGCCTATTTTTGCGGCGCTTTGTCGGACCTCTGAGATTTGCTGATCGCGCTGCTCTCTGGTAGTTATGACGTATTTTCTCCACGTTGCCTGTTTGGAGGCCTTGGCGAGCGTGTCGGACATGACTGCTTCGAATATGAGAGAGGCGATTGAGAGGTTTATATCTCTGGTTTTCTTCCTTTGGGTCTTGGGGCCCATGACCTTTGCGATTCTTTCGAGTATCCCCGTGTTTTCATCTGCCAATATTTTTTTTGCTGTTTTTACCCTTACTGATTTTGTCATGTTTTTTCCTTTCTTTTGGGTTTTGAGGTTTTTGATGAAAGACCAGTAGAAGCCGGGCTACTGTTACTGTCTTTAACTGTCTTTTGTCTTTCTTAATAGGGTGGTACCTATGAGTACCATTAATGGTACCTATGAGTACCATCAATGGTACCTATGAGTACCATCTGTCCGGGTTTTCCACAGGGTTTTCCACAGGATATTGTATGAAACTGTGGATAACTAAGGCACTTTTCCAAAGGCAATGAACACATATAAACAATTTAATAATATATATTGACATCATTTCCACTGCTTGGTATACTACTTTTAAACAACTTTTAAACAACTTTGCAACAGGAGGAAACATGATAAAACCTCTCGAGCTAATCGAAAAAGTATCTACCATAACCCAGATTGACATCCGCGAACCGAGAAAATCGAAAACACGAGTTTTGTTAAGACAAGCGGTATTTTTCCATCTCAGAAAACTCGGATATTCATATCCAGAGATCGGAGAGTTATTTGGAAAAAACCACACAACTATCATGCACGCCGTCAATAATCCTTCGATCAAAGACAATGCTTACATCAATATGGTTGGTGACTTGTTATCAAGTCAGCGCCGGCCCTAAGAATCTCAACACACCCCCAACCGATGCACCATTCTGACTTGCTGATGATTTCAGGTTTTTCCCCTGCCCCGTGAGTCGGTGGCCCCTGGACCTTCTCGGCCTTGGCGCGGTGATCCCCGAATCGGTAAAGCGCCGGCCCGGAGACTCCACAACCGGACAAGAATGCGATCAGGACAACAATGACCGCCAGCACAAAAAGCCGAGTCTCATTTTTCAACGCCCACACTGACCAGTGGACGGTGCTTAGTTCCGCGTTTACCGCTTGCAACCACTCAGCAATTCCCATCAGACCAGCTCCTTTCATCGCCTCACCATCAGAGGGTTAGCTTTTCGTTTAACACCCTCCATGCTTTCGAGGCTGTTTGTGGTACGACCCCGTTTCCGCACAATCTGAGACGATCCACTCGATTGGCAATTGCGTCCATTGCGTAGGAACGCCCATAAGCTGTTCCACCCACGAGGGATTTAATTGCCTTCTGATAGTCTTCCCATTTCGTTGGCTTGGGGCCTGCATAGACTTCAACTGTCCTCGGCTCTTCCCATTCATGTTGTGGATTTCCCGGCCTAGCAGGCCATTTGAAGGAACATTCTTGCAACTTTCCGCCGTCCCATCTTTGTGATCCCTGCTTGTTGGTGTCGGCCAGTTCTTCTTGTGATGAACCTGATCTCTTAATTTTATCTTTGGAGCTTTGACTTTTTTCTCCCCGTTTATCAAAGGCCAATCTATCCCTCCCTCTCCGTCCGACGCATTTTGGGTTCTCCAGCTCTCCACCTGATTGCTCAACCCCTGTTGTTTGCTCTTGGCACTCCGGCGGTCTGATACGTCCGGGGTCATCCAGTTTTGTTTGACTTGATTGCTCAACGTCGGCATTTTTGTTCCGTTGGGATATTTCTCCATCCTTTTTTGGAATTTCTCCAAGTCCTGTTCTTTTTCGTTCGCTTTCGGCGTGAGCCAGGATAAACACCCTCTTTCTTCTGTGCGGAGCGCCAACTTCTTCCGCTGAGAATATTCCTGCCTCAACCCGGTAACCCATTCCTTCCAGATCGGCGAGGACTTGTACGATCCCTTTTGAGAGATGTCCCTCAACATTCTCGAAAAACGCCCACTCTGGCCGAATAATGTCAACTGCCCGCCTGATGTATGGCCAAAGGTGTCGGGGGTCATATTCCCCTTTTCGTTGTCCGGCGACTGAAAAGGGTTGGCAGGGATAACCCCCAGTGATTCCGTGTACTCGTCCTCGAAACTTATCCAACGGGAAGGTTTTAAGATTCGTCCACACAGGAGCCGGAACCATTTTACCCTCTTCCATCTTCGCGACCAGGTTTGCGACCGCGAAGGCTTCGATCTCCACATGAGCGACGACTCGATGTTTAACTCCGGCAAGGTCAAGTCCTCTTTCGATACCCCCGTATCCTGAGCAAAAACTGAGGATAGATTGTTCGGTATTATCCACATTCATATCTCCAATTCACCTTTTGCGATTTCCGCGCTCACCCGCGGCACCGCGAAACTGCTCCCACTTACCCCCTGACGCTCAACGAACGGCAACCACCAGATAGGCCTGTACTTCCCCGACCGATAAA